CCTGAGTTGAAGGCCAAGGCGCTCGAGTTGTACAACGAATGGCAGCCGGATACGTGCATTATTGAAGCGAAAGCGGCGGGTGCGCCGTTGATTTTTGAGTTGAGGCGGATGGGGATCTCGATCCATGACTACACGCCGACTCGGGGTAACGATAAATTTGTTCGTTTGAATTCCGTGACTGATCTATTTAAGTCGGGTAAAGTATGGGCGCCTGATACCAGCTGGGCGAGAGAGGTAATTGAACAGATGGCTGCGTTCCCAAATGCGTCGCATGACGACTTGGTGGACTCGACGACCCAGGCCCTGATTCGATTCAGGCAGGGTGGATTTTTGCGGTTGGATTCTGACGAGGACGATGAGCCCGAAACCTTCCGCCGCAAAGTTGCTTACTATTAAGGATTCATGATGGCCACAAACATCGACAAAGCTTTCAACCAAGCGCCACTTGGTATTGACTCTCTGGAGCAAATTGAAGAAGGCCCGCCGATCGAGATTGAAATCGAAAACCCGGACAGCGTGACGATTGGCATCGATGGAATGGAGATTGAGATTGAGCCAATGCCCGAAACGGCAGAGGACTTTGATGCCAACCTGGCCGAGTACATGGACGACAGCGAGCTGTCTACGCTGGCCGGCGAACTGATTGGCGACTACGAAGAAGACTTGGCCTCCCGTAAGGATTGGATCCAGACATATGTAGATGGTCTGGAGCTGCTTGGCATGAAGATCGAGGAACGGTCTGAGCCGTGGGAAGGTGCATGCGGGGTGTATCACCCAATCATGGCTGAGGCTCTGGTGAAGTTCCAGTCCGAGACCATGATGGCAACGTTTCCAGCTGCCGGCCCGGTCAAGACGGAGATTGTTGGCCTTGAGACCCCGGCCAAGAAAGAGTCTGCTCTGCGCGTAGAGAAGGACATGAACTACCGCCTGACGGACAAGAACAAAGAGTTCCGTCCTGAGCACGAGCGGATGCTGTGGGGCTTGGGCCTGTCCGGTAACGCTTTCAAGAAGGTGTACTACGACCCGCACATGGAGCGTGAGACATCTATATTTGTGCCGGCCGAAGATCTGGTGGTGCCCTATGGCGCCTCAGACCTGCAATCTTCACCGCGTATTACACATGTAATGCGCAAAACCGAGAACGATGTCCGCCGTCTGCAGGTGGCTGGGTTCTGGAGAGACATTGACCTTGGCGAGCCGGACGTGGTTCTGGACGAGGTGGAGAAAAAGATTGCCGAGCGTCTGGGTTTTAGGGCCACGACGGACGACCGCTTCCGTATCCTTGAAATGAATGTGGACCTTGACCTCAAGGGCTACGAGCATACGGACGACGAGGGCGAGCCCACGGGTATTGCTCTGCCGTATATCGTTACCATCGACAAGAACACGGCACAGATTCTGGCCATCCGCCGTAACTGGAGGCCGGAAGACAAGAACTGCCGTAAGCGCGCGCACTTTGTGCACTATGGCTATATCCCAGGTTTTGGCTTCTACCACTTTGGCTTGATCCACCTGATTGGTGCTTTCGCCAAGTCGGGCACGTCGCTGATTCGCCAGCTGGTGGATGCCGGTACGCTGAGCAATTTGCCGGGTGGTTTCAAAGCCCGCGGTCTGCGCGTCAAGGGTGACGACACGCCAATCTCCCCGGGTGAATTCCGTGACGTTGATGTGCCCAGCGGCACGATCAAAGATAACCTAATGACGCTCCCGTACAAGGAGCCGAGCCAGACCCTGCTGCAGTTGCTAAACCAGATCATCCAAGATGGTCGCCGGTTCGCCAACACGGCCGACTTGCAGATCAGCGACATGAGCTCGCAGGCGCCGGTCGGTACAACGCTGGCCATCCTCGAGCGTACGTTGAAGGTGATGAGTGCTGTTCAGGCGCGCATCCACTTCTCGTTCAAGGAAGAGCTGGGATTGCTGCGTGACATCATTCGTGACTACACCCCGGACGACTACGACTATATGCCGGTCGAGGGTAGCCGCTCGGCCAAGAAGTCTGACTACGACGACGTGGATGTAATTCCGGTCTCTGACCCGAACGCATCGACGATGGCCCAGAAGATTGTGCAGTACCAAGCCGTACTGCAGCTGGCACAGACCGCCCCGCAGATGTACAACATGCCTCTGCTGCACCGTCAAATGCTAGATGTGCTTGGCATTAAGAACGCCAACAAGCTCATCCCGATGGACGAGGACCAGAAGCCTACGGACCCGGTGACAGAGAACCAGAACGTTTTGATGGGCAAGCCGGTCAAGGCGTTCATGTACCAAGATCACCAGGCTCACATCATGGTCCACATGTCGGCCATGCAAGACCCGAAGATCGTTCAGTTGTTGCAGAACAACCCGATCGCACCTCAGCTGCAGGCTCAGATGATGAACCACATCAACGAGCACCTTGGGTTCGAGTACCGCAAGCAGATCGAGCTGCAGTTGGGCATGGACCTGCCGCCCCAAAAGGACGAGTCAGGGGAAGATGTGCACATGGACCCGGCCGTCGAAGCCAAGTTGGCGCCCATGTTGGCTCAAGCTGCCCAGCGTCTTACGCAGGCAAACCAAGCTCAGGCCCAGCAACAGCAGGCCCAGCAACAAGCACAAGACCCGCTTATCCAAATGCAACAGCAAGAGCTGGCCATCAAACAGGCCGAGCAACAGCGCAAGGTTGCCAAGGATCAGGCGGACGTTCAGCTGCGTATGCAGCAGCAGAAGATTGAGGCCGCGCGCATCATGGCTCAGAAAGATACGACCATGAAGCAAGCTGTGCTCAAGGCCAAGGTTGATTTGGTCAAAGACAAGATTGAGCAAAGACATGACCGCGCAGTACAAAGCCGCGACATCATGGCTGACGCGCTCAAAACTGCCCTGCAATACAAATCAAAACCGACAAAAGGTGAATGATGGACGCTCTTGAAGTACTCACAAAGCAGACCGACGAAAAGGTCTCGCAGATTAAGGACTACCTGTCAGAAGGGAAGGCCGAATCGTTTGAGGAGTACAAAAGACTCTGTGGTGAGATTCGTGGTCTGCTCACTGCCAGAGGTTACATACTAGACCTGCAACAAAACTTGGAGAATGTGGATGACGACTGAGATCCTTATCGGCTCAAACCCCGATAACCCGGAGATCGTAGGTTCATATAAATGGGATGCAACAGCGGAGGAAAAGGCGAAACAACTGCCTCGACCTTCTGGCTACAGAATTCTTTGCGCCATACCAGAAGTGGAGAAAGAATTCGAGGATAGCTCTATTGGTCTTGTGAAGTCTGAACAAACCATTGACTATGAGGAAAAGCTGGCAACAGTGCTTTTCGTTGTAGACCTTGGACCTGACTGCTACAAGGACAGTGCGCGATTCCCAAGCGGACCCTGGTGCAAGAAAGGAGACTTCGTCATTGTTCGACCCAATGCCGGAACTCGACTCTTGATCCATGGCCGAGAGTTCAGACTTATCAATGATGATTCTGTCGAGAGCGTGGTGGATGATCCGCGCGGTATTAAACGAGCCTAAAGGAGCCTTCAAAAATGGCACAAATGGACGAACAAGAATTCAAGTTCCCTGACGAGATCGAGGAAAAAGCGCCCAAGGCAGAAGCTGAGGACGCTGGTTTTGAGATTGAAGTCGAGGATGACACTCCAGAAGAAGACCGCGGCCGGCAGCCAATGCCCAAGCAGCTGGTCGAGAATCTGGAGAAAGACGAGCTGGAAGCTTATGACGACGAGGTCAAGTCCAAGCTCAAACAGATGCGCAAGGTCTGGCATGACGAGCGCCGCGAGAAAGAGGCGGCCCTGCGGGAGCAACAGGAGGCTATTGCCGTTGCCCGGCGCCTGATGGAAGAAAACAAACGTATTAAAGGCATCTTGTCTTCTGGTGAGAAAGAATACGTTGCTTCCGTGCAGAACTCTGCCAATCTTGAGCTAGAAATGGCCAAGCGGGCGTTCAAAGAGGCTTACGAATCTGGCGATGCAGACCAAGTTGCGGATGCGCAACAGAAGATGCAAGAGGCCACTTTGCGTGCAATGCAGGCAAAAAGTTTCAAAATGCCCTCTTTACAGGAGCAAGAAGTTCCTGTACAACCCGAAATTGAACAGCGTCCGCAAGTTCCCCAGCCCGACCGACGTGCTTTAGCGTGGCAAGAACGCAATAAGTGGTTTGGCCAGGATGAGGAAATGACAGCTGCTGCGCTTGGGCTTCATGAGAAGCTGCGTCGCAACGGTGTCGTTGTTGGATCTGATGAATACTATGATGCGTTGGACAAAACAATGCGTCGTCGATTCCCCGAAGAGCTTGGCTCCGAGGAAGAGTCAAAACCAGAGGTCAAACAGCCAGCACGCAAACCTGCTGCAGTTGTGGCCCCCGCGGTTCGGAGTACAGCCTCCAACAAAGTCAGGCTGAAAACGAGCCAAATGGCCCTAATCAAAAAATTGGGCATTACTCCTGAGCAGTATGTTAAGGAGTTTGTAAAGGAGTCACAAAATGGCTGAAAAACGACTTTCTCGTGAACTAGACACGCGTGCGATATCGGAGCGTCCCCAGCAGTGGGCACTCCCTGAGTCTTTGCCTGAGCCCGACAAAGAGGCCGGCTACTCGTATCGTTGGATTCGCGTTTCCACTTTAAACGTGGCAGATCCCCGTAACCTCTCGGCCAAACTACGCGAGGGATGGGAGCCGGTGCGAATGGAAGAACAACCTAAATTCCAACTGTTAGCTGATCCCAATAGCCGTTATAAAGACAATATTGAGATTGGCGGGCTGCTACTCTGCAAGACCCCGGATGAATTTGTGAAGCAGCGTAATCAATATTACGCCAAACAAACGCAAGATCAGACGGAAGCTGTGGACAACAACCTGATGCGCCAAAGCGACGCCAGGATGCCGCTCTTCAAAGAGCGTAAATCTACGGTTAGCTACGGCAAAAGTTCTTAATCTTTTTGGAGCTGTAACATGGCTTATCCTACCGTATCAGCCCCCTACGGGCTGAAACCCATCAATTTGATTGGTGGTCAAGTGTTTGCGGGTTCTACCCGTAACATCCCTATTGCTAGCGGCTACAACACGAACATCTTCTACGGTGACATCGTGACGTTGACTTCTGGCGGCACTATTGCAAAATCCACCATTCAAGACGAAGCCAGCCCCGTTGCTGGCTTGGTTGGCGTGTTCTTGGGTTGCCAATACGTGAACGCGCAAGGGCAAACAATTTTTGCTCAGTACTACCCGGCAGGCACCACTGGTGTTGTTGAAGCCATCGTGTGT